AGCAGGAAATCCGAAATGGTTGAACTTCGCCACATTTGGCTGCAACTCATGTATAAGTATAGCGGCCTATCACTTGCAAAGGTGGGCAATCTTGCAGGGCGTGACCACACAACCGTAATTCACGCAATCAACAAAGTGGATGCGATGTGCCTGTATGAAAAACGCTTCCGGGCTAATTATACCAAAGTTCTGAACATTTTAATTGCAAACTTGCACAGTAAAGAAAATTAAACTATATTTGCACACATGATAGTAATTGACATCTGCCTTACTGATGTTCCAAAGGAACTAATCACAGAGGGCAAAAACGGCAAAAAATACCTGAAACTGGTATTGAACAAGAGAAAAAGCGAGGGCAAGTTTGGTGAAACACACACTTTGCAATTAAGCCAAACCAAGGAGCAGCGCGAAGCGAAAGCCGCACCCGTTTATGTAGGCGGGGGCAAGGAATATTCGTTTGAGCAAAAATCTGCCCCGGTGAAATCACAAAGCACAACATCGACCGGGCTGAATGGCGATGCGGCTCAAATGTTTAACGATCAATTTACAGATTTGCCTTTTTGATATGGAAAATTTTAAAGAAAAATACATCGTATTTGCGACAACTTTATTGTTTGATGTCGTTGATAATTATCGAGATATTGAGGAAAGTGACGAAAATGAAGTTTGGAAGTTAGGTTATCGTGAAGCAACTGAATTTGTTTTAAGAAGAATGCAAGAACTTGATGATTTTGTTTTTATACAACTTATCGAAATTCTTAATCAACAATCAAAAAGTAAAACAGAAAATCAATGACATTTGAAAAAAAGTGGCAGTCGCCCACAAAAGAAGTGGAAACCAGCGCAATTAACCCGGCTCACTACAAAGACACGCCCATTCAATTTATTGATGCGGTCAAGGCTGCGATGACTACCGAGCAGTATCTTGGCTTTCTACGTGGCAATGTGATTAAGTACCTTTGGAGGTACGAAAACAAGGGCGGCAAACAGGACTTGGAAAAGGCTGAATGGTATTTGAAAAGATTGATTGAAGAACTATGACACCAGCACAATATGCACACCGATTAGTTGAAAAAATGACCGAAATCAGCGCAAAGATGTCTGACTACTCCCGCATTGATATTCCCACCGCAAAACTCCACGCGAAGATAGCGGTCGAAGAAATTATTAAATACTGCCCGAAAGAAGATGTCGGTTACTTTGTGAATGTTATTGCTGAAATTGACAATGTATGACTACCGAGGATAAACGAATTTACTTTAATAGCAACAGACGCAAAGGCGATACAGAAAGGCTAGTCAAAACTCTAATCGGGAGAGTGAGCCGGAAAACCATATTTGATGCGCTGAAAAATGGGCAGCGGTACAAGCCTGCAAAACACCAAGTTGTGATTGATACGGCTTACGAAATTGTCAATTTATGACTTGTCAAAATTTGGCAAATTGTCAATGTAAGCATTGACTTACATCACCCTTGTATATTGGCGAAAAAACTGCATCAACTACTACCCGGTGCCGGTGAATGAAGCTGACCGCATCATTCGCAAATACCAACGTGAGGGGTGGGGGTGCGAACCTTACAGCGATGAATTGATAAAAAAAATTATTCAAAAAGTTTGTTAGTTTAGTTTTTTATACTATATTTGCCATATCGAAACACTATGAATAAAACACTAACCGCACCAATTCAACCGAATGAGATTGAATGGCGCATTCAAAGCAAGGGCAATGGCAAGATGACCATTGTTCCGTACATCACCAATCGCTGCGTAATGGAAAGATTTGACAAGGCTTTCGGCGCAGAAAACTGGACATCGGAGTTCAGGGAAATCACCAACGGGTTTATCTGCCGCCTGACCGTTATCACCAAAGACCGCACCATTTACCGCGAAGACGGGGCAAGCAAGACAAACATCGAGCCTGAAAAGGGCGGTATATCCGATGCAATGAAAAGGGCAGCTGTTCAATTCGGTTTAGGGCGTGACCTTTACAATTACCCCCGTGTAATGGTGGCGTGTGATGACAACTACATTCCTAACTGGGCGTATAGCAAATTAGAAAAGTTGACCACTTGGATTAACGAAGGCAAGTGTGACAGGGCAATAATCGTAATTGAAAACAAATAATGGAAAACACTATAATTCAACTCACATTCGCAGTCGAAGAAGGCAATATTTCAGCACTCGACGCGTACCTGCAATTACAAAAAATTGAAAAAATGGCAGGTGAAGCACGCAAACAAATTTTAGAGCAGGCAGTAACCGAGGCCAACCGCGAGGGCAAGACATTCATCCGCAATGGCTTTGAAGTACAATGCCGGGCAGCAGCAGGGCGTTGGAAGTTTGACCACATCCCGGACTGGGAAGCGAAAAAATTTGAACTTGCACAAATCGAAGAACGGGCAAAATGGGCGTACAAGTCAGCCGAAAAAGGCATCACACCCATTGATGATGACGGGGTAATCGTGGAGCCTGCACAGTATACCCCCGGTGCAGACACTATCGCAGTAAAGGAGGTAGCAAAATGAAAAGTGCAGTTAAATGGCTAATCCAAAAGATTGGCGAAGACCAATTTCAGGAAGCCAAAACCGTTATGGAATGGTCACAAATTTTTGACCAAGCAATGGAGCAGGAAAAGGAGCAGTTAAAAGATGCTTACGACTGGGGGCGTGTTGATGAAAAGAACAGGCAGGAAGAAATCCTTGCACCGCAATACAGCAACGCTGACGAATTTTATGAAGGTGAATACGGGGGTAGAAATGAATAGCACTGAATGTTTTTTCTTTCAACCAACAGACTATACATCATCTGCCAATGTTTGTAAATGGTGCGGTAAAGAAAAATATCAACACAAATCAGAACAAAAACAATTAATCATAGACATTATGAATGAAGATGCAAAAGACGGGCTGTATAAACAGCAAACAGCAGTTGAGTGGTTGGTTGATAAATTAATTAAAGCGGAATTTATCAACAATCCAGATGAATTAATTGACCAAGCCAAAGCAATGGAGAAGCAGCAGATAGAAGATGCTTTTGGTGTTGGATGCCATCATGAATCTAAACGACTTGTTGGTTATCAAGACATAGCAGAACAATACTACAACGAAGAATATGGAGGTGGCAAATGAAAGTCTTTGCAGTAATGTTCGCAGCCGCTTTCACCTACATCTTTGCGTGGTTTTTAATTACCCGCAGAAGGGTGGAGTTGCCCGAAGCCGAGCCGTTTAAGTTTGAACGCGATAAACCAATCGAAAACGCAAACGAAACATTTGAAGCGTGGGCGAAGTTGAGAAGGCAAATTGACATTGAGAAAAGAGAGGGGGCGATATGAATAACGGTTCGGGGCTTTGCGTAGTAGCCCTTAGTATAAACTTAAAATTAACCACGACACTTGATATGGCTATTACGCAAAGCCCTTGTTATGTGCCGTTAATCTTATCAAAATGGTAACAATTAAAACAAAACACGGAGAGTTTCAATACAAAGACTGGCAATGGAACTTAGCTTGGTTACTGGTCTTTTTATGTGGTGTAGCCGTTGGAATTATAGGTAGTCTTTAATGGCACATAACAGTCGTGCAGGCGCAGCCATAAGCATTTAATCTGCCATTGGTTGCGCTTGCACTTTGTTATGGGGGTTTTGTTCCCCCTTTTTTTTTTAGTACATTTATCTATAATGCTGAAAAAAGACATCGTTGAGCAATACCTACGCAAGTATTCAGACGAAAACAACCAGCTAACCATGCCAAAGCAAACGCTGGCAAGGTTAATCTACAACGAAAACCACGGCTTATTCCCAAATGTGCAGGCTGTTCGCACTTGTATCAGGGCATTAACCGGGGCAAAAGTAAATTCAACATCAAAGCCTATCCCGGAATTTGTGCAGAAGTCCACAATCGAAGAAGGGCTGCGTAAATATAAACTTTACACCAAGTTGCCGGAATACAAAGACACGATTTTGAAGCCGGGCGTCTGGGGAGTTATTTCCGATGTTCACTTTCCTGAACACGATGCAAAGGCGTTGGAAGCGTCTTTGGAATACTTTAAAGCGCAAAATGTTGACGGCATCATCCTGAACGGGGATATTATTGATATGTACGAGGTCAGCAGGTTTATTCGTGAGGTAGGTCGCCCGTCTATCCGTGAAGAACTTGAAATGACACGCGGATTTTTTACCCTTTTGCGTGAGCAGTTTGGTGACATTCCGATTATTTACAAATTTGGAAACCACGAAGAACGGATGCGGACATTCCTGCTTACAAACGCCCGTGCGATTGCTGACCTTGAAGGAATCGCACTTGAAGACCAGTTGCAACTCAAAAAATTCGGCTTTAAATGTGTATTCAGGGAACGAATAAGGGCGGGCAAACTTGACATCCTGCACGGCCACGAATTGCAAAAGGGTATTTCAGCACCCGTTAATCCTGCACGCGGGGCGTTTTTAAGGGCTAAATCGTCGTTGTTGATAGGACACCACCACCAAACCAGTACACACCACGAAAACAACTTAAAACGCGACCAGATTGTTTGTTTTTCAATCGGCTGCCATTGTACCCTTACCCCTGAATATAACCCATACGGCTACACCCGGCAAAACCACGGGGGCGCGATTGTGGAAGTATTGAAGTCAGGTAACTTTATCGTTGAAAATTACCGTATAATCGAGGGCAAAATATACTGATGCTGTTCCGTCCGCTTATATTGGAAGTGCTTTGCGAAGATGAGCATGGGGAAGCGTTGGAAGAAATGGGTATTCAGCCGGATTTACGCGAAGCCCCGACAATGATTATGGAAATTTGGAGTGTGAATTATGTAATGGAAGATGTGCGAAGCACCCGGGAGTTGCCAATTACCTGCATAGCTACCGGTGACCAAATCTTTATGACGCTAATGCCTATTGAAAAGGTAAGACAAAAGATAATGCAATGCGCAAAAACCCCTTTCGTCTAATTGGCAAGACCTCTGTGTATTCCGGTAAGTAGGCTGCACGGCTCGGCGCGAAAGTACCACAAGGCAGGGAGATGTGAGTTCGAACCTCACAAGGGGAGCTAAACTTCAAACAAGGTCAGGTCAATGCGCTGTCCATTGTAAAAGTGTTTGCAAACCTCAAACCAGTTGGCATCCTGAACAACTAAACAACCAGCCGACCAGCCGTTTATGAATGCTGCTGCACCGCCCCGGTGAAAGTTGATGCCGAAAAGCCCGAATTGTTTGTTCACCCTATCCAATCTTAAATCTTTGTTGCCGTCGCGATAAATTGTAATCGGCAATACCTGCATAAAGTACGGCGCATTCAGCCAAAGGAACTTCCAATTACTGGCAGTAACAAACTGATGTGAGCCGATAATTTGCTGCTCCAACGCGATTGCCGTGCCGGTAATACCCCCGTAGGTAATCGGGTTAAACAGCGAATAATGCCCGGCAGTTGTGGAGCAAGGCAACGCCATAACCGGGTAACCATTTTTGTAAACAGCCACAAAATCATCAAAGGTATTTGTCAGGTTCGCATCGGTTCGCAGCCAAACAAGCCCGTCTTTTGGCATTACCCATTTGCGTTTTTGAATGTTTGCCTGAACAAATAAATGCAGTGCGGCAAGTGTACGGCTACCTACAAGCCCGTCAACATCTAATTTCGCCCCATTTGCGTTTAAAATCTCTTGTAGTTTTTTCATTTTTTCAGCAATATACCAACGCCAAACCCTGCAAGGGCAGCAGCTTTGACGGCTTTTTTCGTGTCCTTTAAGCGTTTTTGCACATTTAAAAGTGCAGAATGTTGCTTTTTTACCTCAAAAAGTAGGTCATTGTTGGAAATAGTCAACAAATTTATTGTGCTGTCGTTCAATCCAATCACCTGACGCTGCCTGTTTATGATTTCGCTGTCGGTTTCAACTATGCGCCAAAGGCTGTCAACTTCGGTTAAAAGCATTGTTATTTTGGTAGTGTCTTCAACTTGCGCCCAGAATGTATCATTTAAACGGATTTCCCGCATTATTTTCACCACTTGCACCCGTTTGTCGCGCTTTTGAATTAAAGTGTCGCAAATCGCCTGTAATGAGTCCGTGTTCTTTTTGAGCTGTGCGGCTAACTCGTTAAGGCTGTCCGCTTTTTTTATTGCTGACATAGAATTTATATCTATTTCAATTCGGTTGCAAGTGTTTACCAATGCCCCGGTCAGGATGCAAAGGCCAATGACAATAACGCCTAATCTCATTCTGCAAAGAAGTTTGTCACAAATTTACCGACTGCGCCTGAAATTCCAATAATCAACATAGTTTTAGGATTGTCGATATTTAACCCTGCCAAAAATAACGAAGCCGCTGCAATGCTATCGCCTAACACCCGGAAGCGTTTTGGCGTAGGCTCAAAATAGGACTTCAATTTTATCCTTGCCCCACGCTTGGTTTCTTCCTGCGGTGTTTGTTCTGCGACTTCGTGTGCCGCCCCAATTTCCTTTTCGGTTTCGGTTGCCATTTTATTACTTCTTTATTTTTTGCCATTTTTGAAAAACTTATAAATGCCTATGCAGGACAGCACCAATGCCGCACTAAATGAAAGGAACTGCACAATAGGTAATAATTTTGCAGCAACTCCTGCAAGCCATAAAAGCCAACTTCCGACTATGGTTTCAGTTTCATTTCTCATTCTATTGGTGGCGTTGGTTTAGGTTCATAAGGTATTCGTTCCATAGCCGCCCAAATATCCGGGTAATCTCGCTTTAAATACTGAAATTCAGCCATGCAATATTCTTCATCACTTACTATCCAATTATCTTCCGCGTCTTGAATAGGATTTAACCTGCTGCCCTCAGTGCCTTGCAGTTGCCTTACATCTTCTATATTAACCCCGTTCGGGAACTTCCAAACTAAAATCATACCTGCCTCCCTAATGTGGTTTGAAATGTGCTAACTGCGGTGTTGTAATTTGTGGCATCCGTATCGGTCAATCCCTGTCCAATGCTCACAAATGCCATTTGTCCTTGTAAATATAATTGACTTCCCGATGTTGGGTTAATGCTTCCAATATACACCTTACCATTGCTGGGCGTTCCTGTAACGGTTGTTGACCGGGTTAAAACAGCACTCCCATTGCGATATAATTTACGGCTATTAGAAGCCGTTGCAGTTCCAATATAAAAACCTCTTGCATCGGTTGTGGTATCAGACAATCGACCGCTTCCACTTACAACATTACCCATGTCATAAATTCGGTCATTTGAACTTGATGAGAACCTTCGAATAGCCATTCCGTAAATGGGGTCGCCCGTTGCAGTATTACCTACGCCAATATGCCAGCCGTCACCAACACTCGGTTGTTGTGTTCTTAAATAGATAGCATAATGGTGGTCGTTGTGCCATCCGCTTACGCTGCTGCTTATATTTAGAAAAGTGTCCGCATATCCCGTTGTGCCGTTAAAATCAGCACCATTTGCATTGTGTGTAATTCCACCACTGAAAGTTAATCTATATGCTGCATCTAAATCGCGAGCATCTTTTAAATTCCATTTGTGACTAGTTGCAGAACCATTTACCAAGGGATAAATAGCATAGCATTTTGACCATATAGAATAGCCCTTTAAATCAACAACAAGCTGGTTAATTGCGTTAATTATTGTGGTGTCTGTTATCCCAACTGCATCAATAAATAATCGCGCATCGTCATCAAGAGCAGCCAAATTTGAAATTACATTGGACATTTGGCCAATCCTTGTGCGAAGACCGAACCTTGAATTAGCCATTATGAAATTCTATTTACATACCCAACAAGGTTTATATTGTTGGCACTGCCACCAAAAGCCCTGATTGTGCGCCCACTTGACCCATCACCCGTTAAAACACAACCGGGCAAAATAAGAGTTAAACCTGATTTGCTCGGTATGCCTACAATGATTTGGTCATCAGGGGAAGATGTGCCACCTAACTCAATGGTAAGGTTAACAGCTGATGCACTTGTATTTGTCGCATACAGCCATACTTCATCAATAACTCCGCTGCTTGCCTGCGTTGTGTGAATAGTTGTGCCGGGTGTCCCCGATGCAGCCACTTTAATAGGGCGACCGCCCGTGCTGCCTGATAGTAATATTTTGGTAAAAGTTGCCATTTTATGAAAATACTTGAATTTCTAAGATGTCTGCTGCTGCGCTGATTGGCAAATCGCCCGAACCCAGCACAGAATTGCCGTTAATTGTCTTTATGTTCGTGCCACTTACAAGCGTGTCTTGTTTGGCATCAACAGCCGTTTTAACCGCCTTTTGCGAAGGATAGAATGTATCGCTGTTATCTGCCAGCGTTGTCTTTTTATTCGCCTGATTTTCGGGCGTGTAACCCAAAGCCGTGATGACATTGGTAATATACCCCTGCGAAGTTACAAATGCCTCCGTTGCATAGCCACTTAATGCCGTTGTGATTTGGCTTGCAACCGCTGCCGTGGTGGTGAAGGTAGCCACCGCCCAATCATAAACGGATTTAACGCTTGGATATTTTGTGTTGCTGGCTTGGTCGGTTGTGACTGATGTCGATTTGTTTGCGACATCCTCTGCCGTGTAGCCAAGTGAATTTTGCTTTGCGTTCAGTTGCGTTTGAATGTCAGAAGTCACCCCATTCAAGTATTGAAATTCCGCATTGCTCACATTCCCGTCCGCAATCTTTGCCGCATCTATTCCGGTTGGTAAATCGCCTGCTGCTATTGTCAGCGTGTAAAATTCCAACCCACTTGCATCCGCTTTTACTCTCACCAACTTGCCGCCCTGCCCGGTGTAACTCTGTGGCACATCGGTTAAATCGGTGAACAATGTCGCACCGCCACCCGAACCGCCGTAATAAAGCAATCCCGTCCACGCTGTTGTGCCGTCACCTGCTTTGAATTTACGGGTATCGGTTTCAAGTCCGATTTCGCCTTCCGATAAAACCGGGTTTTGTGCTGTCCATTGTGCAGCCGTTCCGCGCCTTAATTTAATTGTTATATAACTCATGCGATGCCGCCGTTAATAGTGTTTGAACATGCTGAATTGTAGTAACCCCCGGCAATTACCATAAGCCACGACAAATCCAATCCCGGAAAATTATAATCGTTTGAAGGTACATCACAAAAGTCACGGGTATTTGAAGCGGTGAATGTCAGCACACTTGCCACCCCTGCAACGATGTCGGTTTTATCGTCATAAAAAGGTGTCGCACTGTCTTCTAACTTCCAAATGCCTGCGCTATCGTTGCGGTAAATGTACCTTAAAGTGCTGTAAATGTCCAAAAGAACTTGGTGCATATCCGAAATTCGTTCCACAGCGTCGCTAAAATCTTCCCGATGCCTGTCCATTACGGCAATCGCAAACCTAAAAACAACCCTATCCATGTCAATTTGTGAGCCGTCGGGGAATATCCGCATCAACGGATAAAGGGTGTCACCAGTTGTGGCAACATTGTAGTCAAGGTTAGTGACTACTGCCTTTATCTGTTTGTGATTTTCCCCGGCTGTTGTAAGGGCGTTTAATAGTTGGTTGATTGTCACCATATTTTTCGAAGTATATCAGGGCTTTTTTCTCGTTTTTTTCGCGTACTTTACTCATTTGGGAAAGTCATAGTTTAAAAAGCAATCTTCTGCGCCCGAACCTAAAAAGAAACCGCCCAGCATATCCTGCTGATGTGGGTTAATTACATCTATGCCGTTGCCTGGATTAAGGTATAGCGGGAACAACTGGTCATTTTCCATTAAATAATCGCGCAACCTTTGGGCGTAGTATTCTGCCTTATGTTGATATTCGCGTTCAATCCGGGTGAGCTGGTCAAGGTCAACTGAATTGGAATTGTCGCTGCTCCGTGTCATGACGCTTTTATTCATCATTTTAAAGGTCATAGGCAGCATACTTTCAGTTACGATGTAATGATATAGGCAGGGCGCGATATAGTTGTTTACAAGCGTTAAATAGTTACCCGCCAGTCCTGCGCCGTTAATGTCGTCGCAAATCTTATCATACAAGCCCGAACCGATGATATCCCGAATGTAAATGTCCTGCGCTGTCCGCATAGCCGTTTGCAGGATTTTGCTGTCCACATTTTCATCTATCGGGGTGTTTTTCTTAACATCCTGCTCACTTACAAAGAATGCAAAATTAGCCATTGTTGCGCCTCCTTACATATACCTGCTTCCATTCGTGCCTACAATGCGGCAAGTGTAATGGGGGTGTGCTATCCGGTACGGTGTACCAACCGCCCCTGCGCTTCCATACATCGTAGCCCAAAATCTGTGTCAGCTGGTCAATTTCTGCCCTTGTGTACAATCGGTTC